CCTTCCTGAAACCCCCGAGTCGGTGCGAGGTGTAGCGGACGCGGTAGTATCCGCCAGCTGCGCGCACCGACTCGGGGGTTTCAGGAAGGGCTCCGGCTGCGGCCAGGATGTCCATTTCCCGTTCGATCATCATTCCAAGGGCTGGCTCAATGCCAGACGCCACGGGGCCGAGTAGCTGCCCCTTCTCCTGGGCGCGCTGCAGCACTTCCTGGGCGGTCATCTGGCGGCGATCTTCGGCCAGGATCTCGAACAGGGAAACGAACATCGCATCGTTGATCGTGCGGCGCTCGCGGTCCATCAACTCAAGCGAGAACGGAACATTCTTGCCGGTGTAGAGCGGCGCCACGTTCTGCTTTCCGTCGACCATGCCGCCGCGAATCAGGGCACCAGGGACCATCTGGAATGGCTGCAGGGCACCGTCGTTGGAAGTCAGAAGCGGCGAATCGGTCGCCATGTGGCCCGCGCGAAGAGTGGTTTTCTTCATCGTGTTCGCCAGCTTGACTGTGGGGAGAATCTCCATCAAGGGGGAATAGGCGTAGATGTCGCCATCCGAGACGGAGAATCGGGCCACGGCAAACGGGAACGATCGGTATCCTCCCTCGGCGACGATGTCCTTGGTGTCCTCGCAGATGTCGGTCGACTTGAACGCCATGCCTGCAGGGTCGCGGCGCCCTGGGTCGCGCGCGGAGTTCGGGGCGACGCACTGGATGAACCAGAACTTGTCATCCTTGTTGGCCTCGACGGACTCGCGGATCTTCTCCGGAGTGCGGTCGCCGAACTGCTGGATCGCCTGGCGCCCATCGAGCGAGTACCGGCGATAGACTGTGTCAATTTCGCCTTGGAAGTTCTCGTCCAGGTAGACGGTGGCGAGGGACAGGTTCCGGTACTTGATCCCGGTGTTGTCCATGATCATCATCACGGCGGTACCGTAGCGGGCCAGAGACTTGTACCACTCGGGAGCCTGGGTCGAGAACCCGGATGTCGTGGCGTAGCGCGCCTTGAACAAGCGGCGCGTGATCTCGTCGGCGTAGACCTTGGACGCGTGATCTTCCTCGTCCTCCATCTCCAGCCGGTGCCACTGCTCGTTCTGCGGGGTCATGAGCGACGACAGGGCGGCGGCGAGGCGGTTCACGGCGATGATCGGAGCGGACTCGAACATTTTGAGCCCGCGCTTTTCGCCTGGAGTCGTCTCGCGGCCAAAGCGCGCGGCACCGGCCACGTACTCGTCGATCGAGTTCCACTGCTCCTCGAACGAGGATCGGCGGGCCTGGAGCTGACCAAGGCGCGTCAAGATCTTGGTTGCGGTCGCGTCGGCCATCATCGACCCAACAAGGGGGAACGATTGAAGTTCGGCGCTGGCGTCGGGCGAGCGTTCAGTCCACCAGGCGGCGTCGCGGGGGGTGCGGAAAGCGAGGCAGGCGCGGAGGGCGCAAGAAGCTGGGCTCCAGAAACGGGGCGCGAAAGCATCGCGGCGCCAGCTCCGACGCCTCGAAGGTTGCGCTCGATTGCCCTGGTGCGAGCCTGGGTGTCTAGACGGCGCTGGATCTCGTCGCGTTGCTCCTGGGCGATCGTGTCGCGCCGCCGCTGCCGCTCTCGCGATGCCGTGATTCCGGCCACGTCCTCGATGAATCCGAGCATCGACATTCGCCACCTCCGTTTCGATGAATTTACATCATTTCGTATTCGGAATAGGCCGTTTCCACGCGCATCGAATTGCCGGAGAATGCAGGCGAAGCGATTGCGACCGGCTGTGCCCAGGTCAGCGCGAGAGCTTCGGCGCGGTCAGGACTTGCCCCGTGGCGCTTGCGAATCAGTTCCTTTTTCTCCACCAGGATTCTCTCTGTGGAGTGCTCGAACGCCATTTCGGGCCATGTAAGCTGATCCAGAAGCTCGGGGTCGTTCGGAAGCTCGACTCCTGCCGCGAACTCGTCGCGCATCCTCCCCCACATCTCGGCGCGCTTGTTCCCGTACTTGTCGGAATCGATCGCTTTGGCCGCTGCCTGCACGTCGATGATGATTCCAGGGCCGAGAAGCTGCCTCAAGCGGTCGACCACGCCAGCGCCAACGCCGACACCATCCACGAAGATCGCTTTCGGGCGCTCCGAGAAGCCGAAGAATTTGGCGGCGATGATCTCGCATAGGCGCATCGTGTCGGCCTCGCGGAACGCCAACGTCGGGAATACGGCGCGGCCCTTGCGCATTGCAATCACGGAGAAGTCGGATCCCTGGCGGGCCACATCGATACCCCAGACCATCGGTGCGCCCGCTTCGTGGGCCTTGTACTTGCGGCACTTGTCGAGCGCGGAACTCGGGATGAACGACAAGAACCCGGAGACGTTCGGGTCGTTGAAGTACTCTTGGCGGAATTTCGCGTCGCCGAGGTCTTCGCCCCAGCTCGAAATGAGTTCCAGCCGCTCGCGCTCAAGGGTTTCAGGCGAGAATACGCCGGTTTCATCTGCGCGCGAATCAATGAAATACCAATCCGATTGACCTTTTGCGTATTCTCCAATCTGGTAGAAATGATTCCGTCCGCGAACAGTGGAAACAAATAGCGCCCATCCTCCGTTTTCCGCAAGCATTGGACGGAAGAAATCCCATGATTCAGGCTTGGCAAGCGCATATTCCGAAAACACGATTCCCGCAGGTGACGCGCCGACCAGGGAGTCGTAGGAATCCGACCCGACAAGTTGCCACGTCGAGCCGTTCAGAAACTCGATCCGCATTTCCTGATCGTTGGTCTTCTTGCGGATCTGAGGCGGGAAGGCCATGTCGATGCGCCGCTTCCCGCTGTGGGGGTCGACCTGTTGCCAAATAGCCTTTCGCGCCTGGGCGTACTCGGGAAGGCAGTGCCAGTAGGTTCCTGGACGCATCATGGCGGCGGTCGCCGTCCAGTGAAGGCATACATCGTCCTTGCCCCAACGGCGATGAGCACGGACTACGGCGCGCTTGCCGCCATCCCAGAGGTAGCGCCAAAGCCCCATCTGGTAGGCGCGAGGATCCCAGTTATTTGGGATCGAGATTTCCGGCATACTGTTTCACCGCGATCGTGAGGGGTGAGTTCTGATCTCCGGCTAACTCAAGCTTTTCGCCGTACTTCTTCGGGGCCATCTTGCCGAGAATCCATTTTCGGGCGTCGACCTGGAGGCGCCTGTGCTCGATCATGTCGGCGGTCTTTACCTCTACCCCCCATTCCTTTAGGGTTTCGACCTTTCCGATTTGCGGAGTATCTGCAATGTTTAGAATCTCTTCGAAAATGACCTTTTCACGGATTTCAGATACGCGCGCGTACTTATCGGCAAAATCTTTATCATTCGCCAATCTCTTGTAAAACGTATCCGGTCCTGGAAGCCCTTCTTCCCGGTTTTCTCCTAGAATCGAGTTGATCGATTTCCCTGTGACGAGAAGTCCGAAGATTCGATATTCGATCTCTTCTGTCCATTGGAATGGGGGTCTTCCTCTTTCAGCCATGCGCGTTTGCCCTCCTGAAGGATCGCTCAAGATGGAAGATACACTCTGGTCACGCAAAAAAGGCGGGGTAAACCCCGCCTCCCTTCCCCCTTCACGGCGGTCTAGTTTGCCGTGTCGTTGCGGGGGTTGCTACGGCTTGTCTCTGCAGATGATCTCAGCCCTTGCCGAGTCTACTGAGCATGTCGTCTCGGGATCATAATCGGGGCCGGTGGTCTCGCAACCAAAAAGCATGGCAGAGATGGCGGCAATCACCACGATCGCGATCACTGGAACGCAAATCGCCATGGCTGCGATTTTAAGATCAGAAAAATCCTGCTTGTCGCTCATTGATCACCATCCTCCTGCCTCGAAGGCAGTGAAACGCCCCTGAGAGGCTAGGGGATCGGCAGATCTCACCTCCCCAGGAGTGCATTTTTTTCGCGATTCTGTCAATAGGTGCAGATTGCAACCTATCCCGCTCGCCCCGTCAATTCCTGCGCGTTTTGAACGTGTCTCGCGTAGACCTCCGCCTTTCTGCACGACATCGGGCAGCTGGACAGGACTTCCGCGATGTGGAAGAATTTTACCCGATCTGCCCGAAGCCTCGCGATCTCCGCTCTCTGCTCCTGCGCGATGGAGAGGAGCACCCAGATTTCTGCCGAAAACGCCGCGTTTGCGTTTCTCATCCGCGTTTGGCTCGAATAATCCGAGCCTTTCACGGTCGCATTTTGTTGCGCCTGAAAGATCAGGTGACCATCTGCTGTCTGGACATTCCCAATAGGCGCACCATCACCAGTTTCAAACTCCCACGGCCCAGGCGTAGCCGCTGCAGCCAGCGCCTCGATCTCCTCCAGCGTCCGCCCCATCTCGAGCTTTTCTTCTGGACTCATCTCTCACCCCCTATGATTCGCTCCATGTTATCCGCTGCCTCCTGCGCCGTCCGCCCTGCCGCGAACAGCTTGCGCGCCCCGAACTGCCGCACCGTCAGCCCGTAGCCGCCAAGCTCGTCGCGGACCATGCGGGGCAGCGCCTTGTCGGCATCCATCGCGGCCCGTAGCCGTGGGCCTGGTCTCCAGTCGATGGCGCTCATAGCCTCGCCTCGATGATCCAGAGCAGGTCTTCGAGCGTGCGGATCTCGCGCATCTGCTGGCCGATGATCCCGGCCTGTTTCGGCTTCGCTCCGAAATCGCACTCGAAAGCCCACCAGTCGAGCCATTCTGCGACCTGATCAGCGCCCGGGTGGTCGGGCCGGATCTGATCGGCAATCAGCGTCGCGTAGGCGTCCAACAGCCCGTACACCGCCTCCCACCGTGGCGACTCGATCAGAGCCCCGCACGCGATACGGTCGGCCTCGTAGACGGCGGAAATCGCCTTGACGTGTGCTTCCCATGCCTGGAGCGCGGCGAGCTTTTCGGCGGGGGTCATTTCTTGCCCCGCTTGACTTCGCTGTTGACCGCCAACCGCGCGAGCTGGGAAAACGTCATCCCTCGCCGCGCAGCCGCCTTACAAGCCGCCTCGAATTCCGACGCGCCGCATCTGTAGGACGGGCGTGCCGTCAGCGGTTCGGCGTCCTGCGGGACCGTTTGGCGCGGTCGGTGCTTTGGCTTGGTCTTGGCGGTCATGTGCGCCACCATCCAGGTTCAGACGTTTTCGGGTTCATTTGTTCCTCCAGGAAATGCAGGGCGGCGCGCCGAACACACTCGCGCTGCGCCGCCCCGTGCCGGTGACTCCGGCGATGTTGCCCCGCCCAGCAGAGCGGTCACCCCCGCGACGAGCGAGGACGGCCCGGCGCGTTGCCGGGCGGGGAGAGGTTATGCAAAGTTCGATCTATTTGGCGGCATTCCAACGCCGGATGCGGCGACCTTTGCTGTAAAATCGTAATCCCCATTCGGAAGCGGGAGCGGGCCAGCGTCCCAAACTGTCCAGGCGTCAGACTGCCGATTTTCATGCAAGAAAAAACGGCAATGCGGCCATGAAGACTCCCTAAGCCAATCGCCCGAGTGGTCAATTAGCCACCCGAGCGCCCTGAGTTGTGAGGCTGTCGCGATCACGCCAAGATTTCAGCGAGCGACTTGACGCTGGGGAAGTCGGATGTTTGGCCTTCGGCCAAGCTCGCAATGGCCCAGCCGGTGGTGTAGGCGTCCATCAAGGTGGTCAGCCGGGATCCAGTCGAGACAGCCCACTTCAGAAAAGTCTGGCTGTGAGCAGGGGCGGCACCGCGGCCGGACTTGAAGGACTCGACGCCCATCTTCTTGGCGTCTTTGATCTGCTCGTCGGTAGGCTTGATCTTGCTGATGACCATCTTGTCCTCGTTTGTTGTTGGTTTGCGCCGGGATGACCGTCCCGACTCCTATCAATATATGTCCGACATTGTCCGACGACAACAACTATTTCACATCCGTCGAAAAACTTCAGATCCCCTCCCGCCAGCACTGACGCAGCCTGCGCCGTCCAGCGGCCACCAGGACCGCCACGGAGCCAACCCCGAACGCCAGCGCGACCCATCCAGCGGTCAGCGCGGCGCCCATGGCGAGGAAAGTCGATACGGTCAGCGCGCCTATGTAGCGACGTTGGCGCGGGGTCATTGGCTCATTCTCCCAATTTCTCCAGCGATCCGACCAAACCATCCGCAGTCGATTTTATCGCGATTGCATACAAGCCGAAAAAACGGTGGGCCTGGAAATGCCTTGCTTTTGCACTTTTTTACCTCCACTGTTGCGCCTCCGCACTTCGGGCAAATTGCCAGCTCGTTCCCATTGCTCACACCCCCACCTCCACCATGATCGCGATCTCTAGCGCGGCCAGTGCGAGCATGCACACGGCGGCGACGATTCCAGGCCAGCGGATCGAGTCGGGGCGGGTCATTTCTCCCCGTCCTTTTTCGCCATTGCATCGCGCGTTGCGCACCAGAGCCACCCGCAAGCAAAACTCACTCCGGCGAGGATGGCCTTGTCGATTGCCAGAGATACAACAGCGGCAGTCATTTCGTTCATTCTTGAGCCTCCAATTCGATGATGAAACATTCGCCCGTCACGGTGTCGCCGGACCACTCCGGGCGCGGCCTGCCCCAGCGGATGCGCTTGATTTTTCGCGTCAGGGTGCGGAAGGTGTAGCCGCGGGAGGCGACGAGGGTGTGGTAGGGGCGAAATGTCGCGTTTGGGTGGTGCCCAGGAGCGAGACCATCCAGGAGCTTGTCCGCCCAATGGCTCCCTCGGTACTCCTCCAGCTTCTCCCCGCTCTCGATCATGTCGAACCATTTGCCGGTCAGCACGACGCGAAGGACGCCATTCGCCCGGCTCATCGCATCCCCCGCAGATCTCGTCCTGTGCGCATCTGTGCGGCGATCTGGTCGGCGCGGCGCTGGGCACGGTAGCGGGCCTCGACGCGCCAGATGATCGCGCCTCCCCAGACGATGGCGACGAGAAGGATTCCGGCGATGGCGCAGACTAGGAAGCGCAGGGCGGGGTTGGTCAGGATTTGGTCGAGCATCGCGACTCCTTGAGTTCGGTGATTTTGGCGAGGCAGGCGGACTGCAGCCTATCAATCCTGTTTGTCTGGTGGCGCTTGCGTGTTCCGGCACGGTACTTGAAATGGATGACCTCGACAACTCGCCACAGGTGCGCGATCTTGAGGCGGACGATTTCGCTTTCGGCATCATCTAAGCACGCCTCAAGGTTGTTTGCCTCTTCGCCTAACTCCTGGATCCGCCGCTCCATTCGCTCGCCATCATCCTTGGCTTGCGCCAATGCTTGGCAGACCTCCCAAGCCATAGACTCGTCTTGATAGTTGGACAGCGCAAAATCATGCTTTTCGCAAATTGTCGCACCCCCATCAGCGAGCGGCTTTGAAAGCCGAACATCCCATCTAATTGATTCGCCTCTTCTCACGGCTCCACCTCCCTCTGGATTTCGAGCATGATGCACCCCGGCCCCGGATCGATGCGGTCAGGCATGGTCGGCCCCTCCCTGGTTGGCGCGGAGGGCGGCCACGGCGTCGCGAGCCTCTTTTGCCCATCGCGACAAATCATCAAGAGAGATTTTCTCAGGCTCCCACTCTACTTGCAATCGCTGGTCAAAAAACACGCCCAGAAGCTCGATTGCTCCTGGATTGACTCCAATCTCGCCCAGCCCAAGCGCGGACCCCCTCAGCCTCACCACCTCCCGCGCGAGGATTGCGACATCAGTTTCCGGCGATCCAGCGAGGGCGTCGGCGATGATCTGGTCGATGTGGGTCACTTCATCACCCCCGCGAGCTGCGCCAGCAGCGCCCCGGCCCGATCGCGGAGAGCGCCCGTCGCGTTGGCCCTGATGTAGTTGAGGCGCCCGTGATCCTCGATCGCGACCCCGCGAGCCTCGAAGGTGCGCAGCTCGGGCTCGAAGTCCTCCATCCCGTCATGCGCCGCCACCTGATCCGGAAGCGGGTTCGCGAGGTCGTCCAGCGCGCAATTGGCCTCGTTGCGGACCCACTCGCACGGGTCGATGGCGAGGCGATCCAGCGTGTCGCGCTCAGTCGCGGTCAGGTCATGGCCGTCCAGCTTGCGGCGCAGTTGCACGACGGCAGCGACGCGGGCGGCGAGGTCGGCGAAATCGAGATGCTCGGCGAGCGCCTGGCACAGCGCGGAGTCGTCAGCCATGGCCCCGAATGCCTCCAGGATCGCGCCTAGAGCCTCCGGGACGTGGCACGGCGCGACGTAGATAGTTCGCGGGAGCATGTTGATCTCGAAGGCGACGCCTCCGCACTTGATGGACAATTCCTGGTTCATGTTCATTCTCCCCTATGCTGCAAGGCGCGTTCGTGCGCCCGTTCGGTGATGGCTTTGCGGACGGATTTCGGCAGGCTGTTGAGGACGTCTTCCGCCCACTCCTCGGCGGGCTCGAACGTTGCGAAGTGCTCGGGTTCGGCGGGGTCGTCGCGGGTCGCCTTGAGTGCCGGGCAGTAGTCGGCGGCGCGCCAGTCGATGAGCGGCTCGAGACATCCGGCGACAGCTTCCGTGAAGGCCATCGAGGCGAATCGCGGCGACTTGAAAACGGAGGCGAGGTCGTCGGCGAACTGGTGGAGGGCTGGCTTGGGTTGGGAGGTCATGCGCGCCCCATTTTCCGAAGAGTCTCGCGCAAATCATCAGATGCGCGACATTCGGCGCGATAGCGCTTTTCGGAGGCGGATAAAGCCGCTTCGAGCCGCTCGATTTCCCGGCGAGCAACTTCGCTAGACGCCTTCGCCACGTCGCGCCAAGCCTTGTCGATTCCATAGCACGGCGAAGATTCGGCTTCGCATCCCACCCCGCCGCGGTGGTCGTTTTCCGTCCACCCGGAAATGATCTGCGCAGCAACGTGGTCGAAAATATCGCTGTCGCAAGAAAGCGATTCCGCAAGCGCCCGCTTCTCTGCTGCTGGGAAAAGCTCCAGCATCGACGCGATGTCGAGCGATATAATCCCTTTGTTGACTTTCAAGATCCCCATCTCATCCTCGCAAGTCTTCGCGGCAACATCGCCGCCTCCCAAACGATACCGCAGGACGCGGCGGAAAGCAAGAGTTATTTTCCGTCGGATGAAAGATTTATTTTCCGTCGTGACGCCTTGCAATTTCCGTCGCCGCTCCGTACATTGATGGAAGGCAATCACGCCAAGGAGGAATCATGAAGGCATGGACGAAGACGGCGCGACAGAAGTACGCCGCGCACAATGACAAGGCAGCACTCGCTCAGCTCTGCGGAGTGTCTCGGCAGTCGCTGTCGGGGTACGCGCATTCGGAGCCGGGGGACAGGAAGACAGTGCGGACGCCAGCTTGCGTCGCCGCGATCCTATCCGCTCATCTTGGCGTCCCGGCGCGCCAGTTCGGGCAGGGGACGAAATGAGCGTCCCAACAGCATTCGGAGAGCTTCCGTTCAGCTTCGCTGCAGCCATCAAAACAGGGCCAGCCGTGAAGCCACCGCGAATCGTGTTGATGGGCGTTGAAGGCGTTGGGAAATCGACCGCTGGAGCCCAGATGGACGCGCCAATCTTCCTCTGTTCGGAAGATGGCCTTGTCGGCCCGCAGTTCCGCAACACCAAGCATTTTTCGGCGGCAGACTGGGAGCAAGTCTTGGGGTTCCTGGACTACCTCCTGGATAACCCGCACCCATACAAGACGATCGTGGTTGACACCGTGGACTGGCTTGAGCCAAAGCTCTACCACTTCATCTGCAAGCGGGACGGGGAGAAAGACATCGAGTCCTACGGGTTCGGGAAGGGCTATACCGCTGCCGCCGCCGAGTTCCGGAAGTTCGTGAGGCGCCTGGACTCCCTTAATCGCAAGGGAATGGCTGTGCTCGTACTGGCGCATACGCAGGTCAAAGCGTTCAACAACCCGACCGGCGAGAATTACGACCGCTACGAACCAAAGGCCGACAAGAAGGTCGCAGGGATTATCAAGGAGTGGGCGGATGCCGTTCTCTTTGCCGAGTTCCAGACGTTTGCAGTCAAGACCAAGGGCGCCAGCAAGGCCAAGGGTGTCGGCGGGCAAGAGCGCATCGTCCACACCCAGCGAAGCGCCGGATGGGACGCCAAGAACCGCTACGGCCTGCCGGACGAAATGCCGTTCGACATGCCTCTGATCCTCGAAGCGATTGCGGCGGGGAATGGGGCTGGCGGGGATTCTGCGAGGGACATCGCGGACGAAATCCGCGAGATCTATGCAAGCCTCCCCGACGACAAAAAGACAAAGATCGACGCAGACATCGAGAAGAACGGCGACGATGCCGCCGCGATGTCCCGCATCCTGAACCGAGTTCGCGCCACCATCACCAAGGAGACAAAGAATGTCTAAGTACCACTACGTCCGCTGCATCGTTACAGGAAACGCCCTGTCGAAGTCCTCAAACAAGGGGACGGCATCCGTCAAGATCGCACTCGAAACCGTCGCAAAGGAAGGCGAACCGTCGCGCCCTTTGTGGGCCGATCTTTGGCTCACCGAAAAAACCATGGAACGAACGATCGAAACCCTCGAAAAGACCCTTGGATGGCAAGGGAAGAGCTTTGCCGAACTGAATGAGCCAATTCTTGCTGGCGTTGAGGTTGTCGCCGTCTGCGAGTGGGAGGTGGACGACCAGGGCCGAGACCGCGAAAAGGTTGCGTTCCTCAACTCCACGGCTGGCGGCGGCGTGAAGCGCGCAGAAGCCGACGACGTGCGGTCCATCGCATCGCAGGCAGACGGATTCCTTGCTTTGGCTCGGGCGAATAATCCAAACAAGCCGAAGCCGCAGGCCCGTCCATCTCGCGACCGGCAGCGCGACGACGAGATGAGCGGCGAGAAGGATTACCACTACTGACCGTATCACAAAAGGCGCGCTCGATGCAGTGCGCCTTTCCTTTTTTCGAGGAGGCTAGAATGCCTGAACCAATCCGCTGCTGGTGCTGGAGCGACGGCGTCTACACGACGCGCAAAACCGCCCCGTCGATCCACTGGATCCGTGACATCATCGACAGCGACGGGATCGGCGTCAACGGATACGGCTGGGCGCGAGTTCAGCCGATCGGCGACGGCCACCCGGACGCCGCGACCGATGCTGCGCTGGAGGAGTTCTATGTGACACGCTGGCAGGAAAAGCTGATACGCGGAATCGAAGTCAAACAACCGCGCCCCTCCGCACTGTCGCGGATCTGGGCAATTCTGAGGGGGAGAGGATGAATATCGATGCTCTAGAGGAAGCGATCAAAACAGCGGAGAAAAACGAGGAGATTGCCTACAAAGAATGGCAATCAAAGGTTGATGCTACAGCAGAAGCAAAGCGATCTCTCGCGTGGCACAAGCACGGACTCAAGCCAGGAGATCGCGTCGAATGCAAAATCGGAAAGAGTTGGGTTCCAGCGAAAGCGCACTCATTCTGCAAAAACGGTTGGTGGCTGCATATTCGCCGAATCCTAAAGGATGGATCAGTATCTGACTCTGTAGTGAACGCCTATAGCCAATGGAGGAAGGTATGACCGCCGCCCACTGGTTCCGCCTCGTCGCCTCCCGTCCATTCGACCGCCAGACCACGGCGGCGGATTTCGTCAGGGGGTGGCGGGGGTGATCTGCCTACACATCACAGCCCACAAGGACAAGTCCGGGCTCCTTCTCGAAGTTGACCGTCTTGAGCGCGAGGACGCATCGCCAGAAGAGGCGCGCATCATTGGTGCAGTCCACGACATACTGAAAATAACGTTTGAGGCGACAGGCCAGAGCGTTCGCGAGATCAAAAAACCTTGGTGGAAGCGGTGGAGGGGGATGACGCGCCTCGCATGGGCGCTCTACAATGGTCGCCGCCCGACTCTGTGGCGTTGGCTGAAATGCCGATCGAAGAAATGGAGCGAAAGATGATCCTCTCTCTCCCGTGGCCTCCGTCGGTCAACGTCTATTGGAGGCACGTCGGATCAAGGGTGCTGATCTCTGTGGAAGGGCGCGCCTATGCCAACAAGGTCTACGACTGCGTCTTGATGCAGTGCGCGCCGCGATCGTCGCTAGATGTTTCGCTCCGATTCGATGCGCCTGTCTCCGTCGACATCATCGCCCGCCCGCCGAACCGTGCGCGCCGCGACCTGGACAATCTACCCAAGGCCATCCTGGACGCTCTGACCAAGGCCCGCGTGTGGGAGGATGATTCGCTTGTCCATGACCTCCGGGTCCGCTGGGGCGGGGTGCGCAAGGGTGGAGAGATCCAAATCACGATCAACCAAATGGAGGCGAAAGAATGAGCTTCGATGAAGAAAATGAGCCGACCGCACTTGAGCACGAGATGCGTCAAATCGCTTGCCGTCTTGCCGAGGTCTACGGGCTCGATTCGGTCGTGATTCTCGGATGCAGGCAGGAGACGGCAGACGGCGCCTACCCCACCATTGCGAGCCATGCGAACGCTGGGAACCTGTACGCCGGGAAGCATCTGGCGAGGAGGTACGCGAACTCATGACCCTCGCCAACGACATCTCCCGGTGCAATGACGCCACCTGCCACCTCCGCGACTCGTGCGCCCGCTGGGTTGAGCGTCACGAGGGGCGCGTGCAGCAGGCGACGTTCCGGCGCGGCCTCCTGCCGTGCTGCTCGTTCGAGCCGATCCGCCAGGCTGATCCTGATCCGGCGCAAGGCGACATGTTCGGGGCGATTTGATACCTTTCCGTGCACTCCGGATCGCTCTCTAGCGGTCACGCGCACGGAGCGCTACCGTAGCTCAGTAGGTTAGAGCAAAATCCCGAAAGGGACGCAGGTCTGCACAGAGATGGGCGGCAGGCGTGGCGCTGGTTCAAGTCCAGCCGGTAGCTATTCCCGCTTGCTTTTCGGGGCGGGATCGCGTAAGTTGAGAGGACGGGCGCGACGCGAGTCTTGGCTACTCGCATGGGACTGTAAATCCCACGCTTCACGGCTTGCAGGGTTCGATTCCTTGGGCGCCCATTTGAGACAGACCCACGCCGTCAACTTGGCAGAAGACGGATCACGTGGAAGAATCGCCGCACAGAGCCTTCTGGTTCTGGGTGGCTTGCGCAAGCAAGGCGGGATAGGCGATTGTCCCGAAGCCAACACTCAGAACCAGGAGGCTTTTTTGTTCAAGATCTGCAAATCATGCGCATTTGGGCGAGAAGCGGAATTACAACCGGATTCCGCGACTACCCACGAATGCCGCGAAGGTTCCCCGCGAATCGAGCCGAATACAGGGATCGGAGTTTGGCCGCGTGTCGTGTCGTCGGATTGGTGCGGGAAATGGGCGGCGAAGCGATGAGCAAGGCGCGCACATGGTCTGTCCGCCTTTCTGTTGATGACCTGAACGCGTCGTTCTGTCTGCTTGAGACAGACCAGGAGGTCGCTTCCTGGGTGCGTGGACTAATGCGCGGATTGAATGCCGGCGAATGCAAGGATGGAGCCTCTAAGGAGTACGCTGAGGGGTGGGAAATCGGCCGGCCGGCACGCGAGAAGGCGGACGAGATCCGAGCAGAACGCGCAGAGACTGGAAGCAAAGGGGGAAGCAAACGAGTAGCAAACGCTCAAGCAATTGCTTCACCAACCGCTTCACCAATTGGTAAACCAACCGCTCAACCAGAACGAAGAACGAAGAACGAAGAACAACAAGAACAAAGAACAGCGCCGCGGCAAGCCGCTTTCACCCCTCCGTCGGAACAGGAGTGGGTCGAGTACTGCACCAGGACATGGAGCGATTGGCACCCGGTGTGCGCTGGGGAGTCGTGGGCCTACTACCAGGGCGTTGGCTGGATCGTTGGCCGGAAGGTCTGCAAGGATTGGAAGGCAACCGCTAGGACTGCCCACGGTAACGCCAGGCAGTGGGGTAAGCTGCAGCCGCAGAGGCAGGCATGGACGCCGCCAGCTCCGGCGCCAATCACATGCAATCCGGGAGACCT